CCAATGCTTCCGTTTTGGGATTGATTGAAAAGAGTTTAATGATACTTCAAGACGGAACAATTTTCTTTGACGTTTCTTCGCCGACGATTCCCGTTGACGTAATTTATACAGGTGCATAAAATGGAAAACAATATACAAGCAATTAACCTTTCGGCATACCAACCAGTTGAAGCAATCGAGAAAGAGAATCGCGCGGGTTGGATTGACTACGGTTTCAACAACCTTTTTCCACAGCACCTCATAACGCTATACTACAACAGCCCTATTCACAACGCGTTGACGAACTCAATTGCTTACATGATTGAAGGCAAAGGCACCGGTACGATTCTAGACAATGCGTTGCAAGGTATTGCCTTCGACTTAAAACTTCAAGGTTCATTTTGTGCTGAAGTAATATGGTCGTTGGACTTCACTCGCATTGTACAAATAAACCACTTGCCTTTTGAAAACTGTCGCCTTGCATACGACAAAGAAGAAGACGATATTACAGGAATTTTCTATTCGAAAGATTGGGCTAACACGCGAAGCAAAAAAGGTAAACCCGAATTTATTCCCGCGTTCAATCCATCAATAGCACAAGAACAACCACGACAAGTTATTTACGCTCACGGAATGATGGCGGGTTCTTCGTACTACGCGAAGCCTGACTACTTCGGTGCGTTGAATTACGTTGAGTTGTCCTATCAAATGGGAATGTACCACGTTAACAATATCTTGAATGGTTTATTTCCTTCATTCATTATTAACTTTTTGAATGGTATTCCGCAGAAAGAAGAACGTGAGGCAATACGTCGTGAGTGGGAAACAAGATTGAGCGGTGCAAGCAACGCGGGTAAGTTCTTAATGACATTCAACGAAGATCCTTCACGCGCTCCACAAATTGAATCGTTTCCTTTGTCGGACGCTGACAAGCAATATCAATTCTTAAGCGAAGAAACAGCGAAGCAAATCATGGTCGGACACCGCGTTGTGTCACCATTGATTCACGGCATACGCGACACGACAGGCTTCGGTTCGAACAAAGATGAAATGGTTGTTGGTTTAGAGATATTCAACACGCAAGTTATTCGTCCATACCAACGAATTATTGAAGAAGTCTTCACACCGATTTTAGGCGACGTAAATATTCAGATGAACTCAGTATTCGAAGACGGTGTTGCAGTCGATTCTAACGCGCCTATTGACGTAATAGACATACCTTCAACAGACGTGACAGAAACACCAACAGAATCGAGCGAAAAAGTTAGTGACGTAACATACAACGGCGCACAAATCGCGTCCGCTTTAGAGATTGTTGCAGCGGTTGGTACAGGAACACTAACGCAAGAACAAGCAATTGTTTTCTTGGTTCAGTTCTTAGGTCTTGATGTGGACGTTGCGAAGTCGATGTTTCAAACAGGCGGTGACGCGGTGGCTAAATTGTCCGCTCAAAAAAAAAAAGTAGTTGCGAAGAAGAAGGTTGCGGTTGCTGAAAATAAGATAAGCAAAGAAGAAGGCGAAGCGTGGCTTCAACACCTACGCGAAAAGGCTGAATACGTCAACGAAGAAGAATGGCAATTGCTATCCGACGAAGAAGTAACTAATCCCGAAGGCGAAGAAAACTACCGCACCGAGTTTATGAGTGTTCGTGGTTATTCAAACCCTGACGAAGCTAGCAAAGAACTCGATACTGGTCTTTATAAAGTTCGCTATTACTACTCAACAAATTTCACATACAAAGACGGAGAATTGGTAACGCGTGACTTCTGTCAAGAAATGGTTGCTCTGTCAAAAGACGGAGCGTTATTCCGTTACGAAGACATTCAAGAAATGGAGAAAGACGGAGTTAACGATGATTTCGCACCAGCAGGGGCATCACGATATTCGATTTGGAAATATAAAGGCGGTGTCTATTGCCGCCACGCATGGTTTAGAAAAGTGTTTGTACGCAAAAGAGAGAAAGGACGTTTCCTTCCAAACGACGGATTGAAGAACGACCGAGTTGTGACGGGCGGTGTTGCAAACGAATTATTTCCAAAAGGACAAGAAGCGGTTCGTCCTAACGATATGCCCAACAGAGCATCACTAAAATATAAATAAAAACTACAATGGCACTACAACCCGAAGTTCTACTCATTGACGAAAACTACATAAAAAAATACAGTTGGATTAACGGCTCGGTTGATCCATTGCTTATGTACCCTGCTATCTATTTGTCACAGGACAAGTACGCACAACTGTATCTTGGAACTGACCTTTACAACCGCATCAAAGAAGACGTTGTGAACGACGACATCACAGGCGCATACGCAACCCTTCTTGACAATTACTTGCGTCGAATGATTATGTGGTGGACGATGTACGAAGTGTTGCCGCATTTGTACGTTAAAACGGATAACGGAAGTCTTGTTATTCGCACAAGCGAAGACACTCAACCAATAAGTCAAACCGACTTACAAAACTACCGCGATCAAGCGCGTCAACAAGCGATGTTTTACACGCAGCGAATGGTTGACTTTTTGTGTCAGAACAGCGCAGACTTTCCCGAATACACAACGAACACAACAAATCAAATATGGTCACAAACAAATGTCTATCCGTCGAACGCTTTCGAGATTAGTTCAGGACGCGACAGACGACCTTACGAATATCGCAGACCAGGGTTAGGATGGATTAGATAACTAAAAAAAAACACATGGCTACAAGGGGACGAAAGAAAGACATGGTAAAACAAAAGATTTACGAAGAGAAATTTCGTAAGTATCTAATCAAAAAAGAAAAACAAATAAAGAAGTTGAGCAATGAAAATTAACGCAGAAGGTTACGCACTAATAAAGAAGTTTGAAGGTTGTCGATTGAAGGCGTACAAGTGTCCTGCTAATGTTTGGACTATTGGCTTCGGAAATACTTTCTACGAAAACGGCGACCGCGTGAAAGAAGGCGACGTAATCACGCAGCAACGCGCAGACGAGTTAGCAAAGTTTATCATTGACCAGTTCGCCGTTTCGATTGCTCCGTTCATTTTGCAACCGCTCAACGAGAATCAATTTAGCGCGTGTGTTTCACTTGCGTACAACATCGGAACAGGTGGGTTCAAACGTTCGTCGGTATTCAAGAAACTAAACGTGAACCCAACAGACCCAACAATAGCTAATTCATTTCGTTTGTGGAACAAGGGCGGTGGTGTTGTTTTGAAAGGTCTTGTTCGTCGTCGTGAAGCTGAGATACAATTATATTTTAAAGCATAACGACAATTATATTTTAAGTCATGAACGCAGAAAACGAGATTCAATTGATACACGAAGAACTTCAAAATATGAATAAGAAGATAGACCGAATCTATCATGTTCTTATAGGTGACGACGAAATGAAAATTGAAGGTCTTGTAAGTAAGGTTCAAAAGCACGACAAGTACATAAGCAACCAACGTTTACAGGTTGCTCGTTTGGGTGGTATCGCAACCGCTGCTGGTGTGGTTGGTGGTTTAATTGTTCAACTAATAATAAAAATGATATGAAAGACTGGTTTCAAAGTTTGTTAAGTAATTGTTCGAAGGTTTCTTCGAAGCGTATAATTGCTATATTTGTTGTAACAAATTTGATTCTTTTAAGTTACATCGCCACGTTTTCTGAATATGACTGTCCAATTGCAATGTACGACACGCTCGCATTGTTAACAGCAGGTTTGTTCGGTGGTACTGTGATTGAAAAGTTCACTAAAAAAACAAAGAATGGCAAGGGAACTAACGACAGCGAGAACAATAGCAGCGGAAATTTGTAGTAAGTTTTCAGAAACTCCTTCGCTCACGTTAGCGAAAAAATTGTTTACTGAATATCCTGAAGTCTATAAAAACATCGAAGCGGCACGAAGTGTTATTCGTTTGATTCGTGGAAAGAATGGCGACTTCAATAGAAAAGTAACAACAGATAAAAAGTTGTTTGAAGAAAAGCCACGACCATTGAATCCTTTCGCGCTTCCGAAGTCATACGCGAAAAAAAGAAGACACGTTGAATTAACCGGTACGAAGTTCTTGATTCTTTGCGATTTGCATTTTCCATACCAAGACAACGAAGCTATTGAATGCGCGATAAATGAAGGTATCAAACAAGGCTGTGATTCAATTATCTTGAACGGTGACGCGTTAGATTGCCACATGATTAGCGACTTTGTTAAAGATCCGCGCAAGCGTAAATTCAAAGACGAACTTTATTCAATCCGTCAATTTCTTGCGTCGCTTAGACACACGTTCCCAACAGCAAACATTTACTACAAAGAAGGCAACCACGAAGAACGCTACTGGCGTTACATGAGAATCAAAGCACCCGAACTATTCGACATCGACGCGTTTGATTTTCCAACGCTTACCCATTGCGACAAGCATAACGTTAAATGGATTGACGGAAAAAGCAAATTGAATATCGGTAAACTTTCAATCTTTCACGGACACGAGTTCGGCAAACAATTCCTTCCTTCTGTCAACGTGGCGCGTGGGTTGTTCATGAAGACAAAGGTTTCGTCTATGTGCGGACACCACCACCAAACAGCGGAACACAACGAGCGCGACGCGAATGGAAAATTTATAACGTGTTGGGGCGTG